AAATATGATTTTGGCGTACAAATATATTCAGACTTATTTAACACTAAATTAGATCCCTCAAGACAAAATACTTATTTAACCCTTTTTAATGTTAGAGATGGTGTAAAGAATTACAATATGTTAATTAATGCCATGAACAATCTCGTTGCAAAGGAAACTGGTTTTGAAAGAGGATATTTGTAAATTATTAAATATGTATTTTATTATACTTATAAAATATATATGCTGTTACATTATATTTCATTGCCTGTATTTTTAATTAGTTTTGCAGTCGGGTTATTTTTTATTTATATTTTAGGACCAGAAATGAAAACCATTTATATTTATCCTAGCCCGGAAAATGTAAATAGGGTTTTATTTAAGGACAAAGCAGATAATTGTTTTTATTTTGAAGAAGAAGCAGTTGAGTGTCCAAAAGATGAATCTTTAATTTCACATATACCTATTCAGACATAAATTTAATAATTATAAATATTTATTTTGTTTTTAGTCATTTATGATAATTTTAAAAATATATTAAGTAAAAAGAAACTCGCACTATATAATAATGGGAATGTATCTTGGTAAGTTTGTTCATACCGAAACTGGAAAAATAATTATGTCTATATTATTAGGTTTTGGGTTAGCTTCACTTTTTAGAACTGTTTGTAAAGATAAAGATTGTTTATTATTTTATGCTCCACCTTTAGACAAAATTAAAGATAAAATATACAAATCGGGAGAAAAATGTGTTAAATATTCACCTATGCCAACAAAATGTGATGCTAATGTTAAAACTATTGGTTTTAAATAAATGTTTGCGTAATTATTATAATCAAATCATTCTTTATAATAATTATGAGCGATTCAACTAGTATTTTAGATTTACCTACCGATCCTGTTGGAGGAGGAAATGTAAGTAATAATATAACAATGTCTGCTACAGAGAATGTAGTACCACAATCTGGACAATCAAACGCAGGATTGTCTCTAGACCAATCAACTATTAGTTTAATTGTTAATGGTCTTCAACAAGCTAGTATTTCTGGTGCTACTCAATTACCTTCTAGAGATATTCCTATGACTACAAGTGGTCACAGTACCGACCCTCAAGTTCAGCCAAATTATGTTCCGCAGCCTCAAACTCCGGTTGATTATATTAGAAATTATGAACAATCATCTGATATGATAGATGAATACAATAAAAACACGCGTCAACAAAATTCATTAGACGATATGTATAATGAAATTCAAACTCCTTTATTACTAGCTGTTCTTTACTTCTTATTTCAATTACCATTTTTTAGAAAATTTTTATTCAGTTATTTTCCTATTTTATTTTCAAATGATGGTAATTTTAATATAAATGGTTTTTTATTTTCTAGCGTGCTTTTTGGTCTTTTATTTTATGTTCTTAATAAGGTAACAAATCATTTTGGAGCATTTTAATATGTGTAAATATATTTAAATAGTTTAAAGGCTAACCACATAGAATACATAATGAAGGCTTTTTTCGATTTAATACATACAAATTATTTTAATGTTACAAAAATGACAATTTTTAACTACTTCAAAACTGGTAATCCTGTTTATGATACAATTATATCTACTATTTTAATAAGTGTATTTGGATGTATTATAAATTATATTTATGATAATCATCTAGATAAATTAGTATTTAAATTTTCATATCATGATGTTACCAATTGGTTTGTTAAAAAAAATATGGTTATTATTGAAGGGAAAAGAAGTTCCATAATATCAGCATTTAGTTCATCTCTTTATACATCTTCAATTTATAGTGACCGATTTAAAGCAATATGGTGCTACATTATTAATAAAATAAATACTCTTCATAGTGTAAACACTATTAAAGAAACACATAGTAACTTTCAGTCTTCAGCCGATGAAGGCGATAGAAGGAAAAATTTGGATATTTTTATGGTTTACCAAGATAAACATTTTGAAATAGACGAAGATATTTTTGTCAAATCAGAAGTAGAACAAGAAGAAGAACGTAATGAAAAAGAAAAATCTAGCTCACGAACAGACAAAATAACTATTTATATTTATTCATATAAATATTCTGTTAGTTATCTTAAAAATTATATTGATAATATTACTGAAAAATATTTATCATCAATTAAAAAAAATAGAATTAATAAAAGATTTATTTATTGTCTTGAAAGAGTAAATATTGAAAAAGATGAAGATTCGGCTTTAGATATTTGGAGAGAAGACAACTTTGAAAGTGCGAGAACATTTGATAATATATTTTTTGATGGTAAAAAGGAAATTATTTCAAAAATTGATTTTTTCTTAAGAAATAAGGATTGGTATTATAGAAAAGGTATTCCTTATTCTCTAGGAATTGGTTTACATGGCCCTCCTGGAACCGGCAAAACTTCATTTATTAAAGCGTTAGCTAATTACACTAATAGAAATATTATAATATTATCTCTTAAAATTATTAAAACAAAACGTCAATTAGAGAGATTCTTCTTTGAAAATACATATAATGAAGCTAATGAAAAGGGTGACATATCTTTTGATAAAAAAATTATTGTATTTGAGGATATTGATTGTATTGGTGATATTGTATTAGATAGAAATAAAAAGGAAGAAAAATCTACAACTATTAAATCTGATAGTGATAATATTAAAATTGGCGATGTTTTACAATCTATTTGTGAATTAAATGAATCCGGTACTACAAAATTAATGTCAAAAGTTAATGAAGAAGCTATAACATTAGATGATATTCTTAACTTATGGGACGGCATTAGAGAGACTCCTGGAAGAATTTTAATTATTTCTTCAAATCATTATGATAAATTAGACCCTGCTCTAGTTAGACCAGGTAGAATTGACATTACACATGAACTTAATAATGTTAGTCATAATACTTTGGCAGAAATGTATTTAAATTTATTTGAAACTGAAATAGATAGAGAGAAACTAGTAAACGTAGAACAATTTTTATATTCACCTGCTGAAATAATAAATATATATGTAGCAAATAAAAATGAAGAGGCATTTATGAATCGATTGTTAGAAAATAGAAAAATTTAAAGCACCACTCTTTTGTGAGATCTTTGTTATACGTTTTATTATAAAATAGTTTATACTTTTTTATAATAATTAAATGATCAATGAATATGTAATTAAATTAATAGAAAATTTACCAGATGATATTAAAAATGTAAAAGAACCAATTAAAATGGATGTTGTATTAGATGGTGGAATATTTAACGGAAGTTATCATGTAGGCGCCTTGTATTTTTTAAAAGAAATGGAAAATAGAAAGTATATTAAAATAGAACGAATATCAGGATGTAGTGTTGGGTCAATCGTTGGATTCTTATATTTCATTGATAGCCTTGATTTAATGCCCAAATTGTATGATTTAATTAATAAAGAGTTTAGACAAACATATAATCTTAATCTTATTAAAGAATTAAAAAAACATTTATCTGAACGCATTCCTAGTGACATATGCGAAAGAGTAAATGGAAGATTATATATTACATATAATAACATAAAAAAAGGCACTAAACCAGTTAAATCGGTTTACAAAAATGTGGATGATATCATTAACACAATTATCAAGTCAAGTTATATACCTTATCTAATAGACGGAAATGTGCTTTATGAAAACAAATCAGTTGATGGAATAACACCTTTTATTTTTAAAGAAAGAGAGAAAAAAATATTATATTTAGATCTTTTTGGAAGTGATAAATTAGGAAACTTATTAAATGTTAAAAATGAAAAAAGCAATTATCATAGAATTCTCTCTGGATTACTTGATATACATAGTTTTTTTATAAAGAAAAGCAATACACCTATGTGTAGTTATGTAAACGATTGGTCGTATTCTAATATATGTTTTAACTATACAAAAACTATAATTGAGAGAATATGTATTTATTTAATACATGTATTAATATTTGTAAAAACGCATATTTCAGATGAGTTTAAAGCGACTGTAATATATAAAATATTATCAAAAATATCATATGATATTTTTATCATAATATTGGAAAATTATTGTTTATAAGTTTAAATTATTTAGCATTTATATTATTAATAAGTATGTCAGATATTGAAATTCTTAATATTTC